GTCTTCGATAACGGAGGCGTCGCGTTTGCTTATTCGTCGGACGAGCCCGACCAGCTGCGCGGTCCGCAGCACCACACGGGCTGGGTCGACGAGCTGGCGACATTCGCCAACCTAGATAAAGTGATTACCAACTATCGACTCGGCATGCGGCTGGGCAAGTCCCCTCGGGTCGCCGTTACGACGACTCCCCGGCCGCGTGCCGAGATCCGCCAATTGAGATTCTCTCCCACCACGGTCATGACCAGTGGGACCACCTACGAGAACCTGCACAACCTAGCCCCCGTCTTCGCCGAGCAGGTCCTGGGCAAGTACCAGGATACGCGCCTGGGTCGACAGGAGCTGATGGGCGAGTACCTCGAAGATGTTGAGGGCGCGCTCTGGACTCTGGACTTGATCGACGAGCACAGAGCAGACATGGAGCGCGTCTCCCCCTTCCTCAGGCGTATGGAGGTCGTGGTCGCCATCGACCCGGCCGTGACATACGGTGGGGACGAGACCGGCATCATCGTCTGTGGTAAGCTAGAAGAAGAAGGCTTTGTGCTGGCTGATCTTAGCGGCCACTACACTCCACATGACTGGGCTCGAACCGCCATTCAGGCGGCTCTAGCATGGGGAGCGGGTTACATCGTCGCCGAAGTCAACAACGGCGGCGAGATGGTGAAAGCAACACTAGAGTCAGAGCGTCTGCCGAGAGGTGTGAGATACAGACCCGTCACCGCAAGCCGAGGTAAGAGACTGCGTGCCGAACCAATCAGCACGCTGTACGAACGCGGACTTTGCCATCACGTAGGCATTCATCCGCAGCTCGAAGACCAGATGACCACCTGGACTTCCGAGGATCGTCTCTCCCCCGATCGGCTTGACGCGCTGGTGTGGGCCATGACTCACCTATTCTTCCGGAGGCGCGGAATGGCGGACGTCGCGTAATGAGCTCCCCGAACGAGCCCAGGGGAGGCCGGATCGGCGCGATTATACGTGTTGCTTTCTCGACGGCAGACCGAGTTAGTAGGGCGTTGTCGCGTCGGTCCGTGCCACCGGGCATGGATGACGGGTTCGCCGTTGGAGTCGTGAGTCACGTCGGGCCGGAGGGCCTGCACGTAACCATGGGTCCGGACGGCCTGTATCAATGGCGTGCCGACCTGGGCTCGGGTTGGCGAAACAGTGCAGTGGCCTACCGCTGCATTATCGCTATCGCGACGAACGCTGCAACGACCCCTTTGGAGGTCTTGAACCAGGACGGCGAGGCCATCCCCGATGAAGTGGCCTTCCTGTGGAATCACGCTCCCAACGACTATATGTCGGCACGGGTACTGCGCGAGATCTGCTGGTTGCGTCTGGAGGTCTCAGGGCAGTCGTTCGTGTTCATGGACCGGGGCGAGACCGGCCAGGGTCCGGTACAAAGCTTGCACGTGCTGGACTCTGGCTGGTCCGTCCAACCCATCATTGACGACACCGGACCGGGGGGTATTGGTGTCCTCACTGGATATCGACTTAATTCGTCTAGCGGCAAAACCGGGGTACTCCTGCCAGAAGAGATGCTGTGGTTGCGCTACCCCGATCCGGACGACGTATGGGGATGTCTTGCTCCCCTACGAGCAGCGACCTTCGCGATTGATCTGGATGACTATACCCGTCGTTACCAAACCTCGGTCATGCGTCGAAACGGGACCCCCGCTGGCGTGGTCTACCTTGGCGACGTCGATGAGGACACTCATAAGCAGGTATCTTCTGAGCTGCGAGCACGACACGAATCGCCGGAGACCGCCGGTCGACACCTTGTCCTGAGCGGTCCGGTACAAGCTAAGTACGAGCGAATCACCCTCACTCCAGCCGAAGTTGGCTATCTGGATACCCGCGTGCGGAGTGCGGAAGAGATCATGCTCGCCTTCGGAATCCCCCGCGATTACCTGATGGGCGGCACGACCTACGAGAACCGCGACGCGGCTCGGGCCACTCTGTGGAGCGACACCATCCTCCCCAAGCTCCAGACGGTCGCGAGCGAGATCGACCTCCAGACCCAACCCGATCCTCACTTCACCGCGCATTTCGATGTGTCGGAAGTCGAGGCCCTGCAAGAGAATATGGACTCACGGGTTAGTCGGACCGTGAGTCTGGTCGAGTGCGACGTCCTCACGATCGACGAGGCGCGTGCCGATCTCGGTAGAGATCCGCTGCCTGACGGCTCCGGGGTGGTCACGCTGACACCTTATCGACAGCGGCTCTCTCAAACAACGCGGCTGGTACCCCCGAACGGCCGACCGCTGGAGATTGAGGGCTCTTTATCGTGAGTAAGCTTACGATACTTGGGCCGCTAGGCGACACCACAACTGCCGTGGTAATGCGAGGCGGCCCAATCGATGGTCAAACCGGAGAACACCGAGGTAGTCTGCCACAATACCTCGACATCAAGCTGGGCCGCTATGGTACGTGGAGATACCTGCTAACGCGCGAAACCACGATGGTCACCGATTATATCCCGGGCTCACTCAAAGAACGTACACGCGAAGGCGTTGTGTACGTTTGGAATGAGAGAGACCCGGATGGAAATCGAATCTGACTTTCATCGCACAGTAGCGTTCTCCGATCTCGACGTCCGCTGGGACGACGGTGAAGGCAGCGACCCGCACTTCCGAGGCTGGGCCTGTCGACACGACACAATCGACGCTTACGGCACCGAGTTCGCGGCTGGCTGCTGGTCGGCCGGTGGACTCGACGGTGAGCCGTACGCTCTGTGCTGGATGCATGATCCACGTCAGCCGGTCGGCATCTTCCGTGCCAGTGACCGCGCCGAGGGGCTCTGGATCGAAGGGTGGTGGGACGACACCCGAGACGGTAGGGACGCTCGAACCCGTGCTAAGTCGCGCACGGCCCCCGAGTTGAGCGTCGGATTCCGATCGGCCATCTTCGACGAGGAGAAGGCCAACCGCATTATCGCAGTCAAGCTAGTTGAAGTCAGCCAGATCGTCGCCCGGATGGCGGCGGTGCCTGGGTCGCACATGACAAGCGCGCGTCAAACTCCGTCTGCCACAGACGCGCGTCGGATCGCGAGAGCGCGACTCCGATTGAAGTCAATCTAATCCGAAAGGGCAGAAATGCTCCCCGTGGCAGACAGGCCCACCTGGGCTCAGATCAAGTATGCCCGTGCTCGGGCATTCGGCGCGACCGACGTCCGCGACCGGACAGGCGTTGCCGATCCTCCGACCGACTACACCCAGTTCACTGACGCCGAGCTGCGGGTTGCCCGCGACGAAGTACTCGGCATCCTCGACTCCGACGACGCGACCGAGGAGCACGCCACTCGGGCCGACCACATCGCGTCCGAGCTGGAGCGACGCAACCAGATCACCCAGGCGACCAACGAGCGCAGGCGTCGCCTGCAGAGCCTCGAAGTTGTCGAGCGGTGGCGCCCGACTGCGGGCGACCCCAACGCGCCTCACCCGAGTGAGCGCGGTCAGCGACGGCCCGAAGATGCACCCCCCGCTCCGGTGCTTACCGTGCCCGAGAACTGGCGCGAGCAGCTCGCCGAGGGCGTCACCAACTACCGCGCACGCGGCATGGTGGGGTCGGCCGAGATCCTCTCGCTGCCGAACGCGACCGACCTGCGCACCCTGGTCACGACCACGACCAACCCGCCGCAGAACGCGCGGCGACCCGGAATCTGGCTCGCTCCGCAGGCACCGCTGGTCGTGGCCGATCTCTTCGACCAGCAGGTCGCCACGTCGAACGTGATCGAGTGGGTCGTGGAGTCCGGCTTCACGAACGCCGCGACCGAGGTGGCGGAGGGTCAGGCCAAGCCTGAGGCCGCGATCACCTTCACGGTCACCAGCTCGACCCTGGCCACGATCGCGCACTGGATCCCCATCACTCGGCAGGCGGCCGAGGACGACTCCCAGCTCACGGGCTACCTCCAGGGTCGCCTGTCGTGGGGCGTCGAGAAGCGGATCGACACGCAGTGCCTCGTCGGCAATGGTACCGCGCCGAACATGCGCGGCATCCTCAACGTGTCGGGCATCCAGACCCAGGCCGTCTCGACGGACGGGATGCTGGTCGCGGTCCGCAAGGCGATCACCAAGCTCCAGATCGCCAACTACACGCCGTCCGGCGTGGTGATGCACCCGACCGACTGGGAGGGTATCGAGCTGACGCGCGACGCCACGACCGGTCAGTTCCTCTTCACCCGGGATCCGGCGTCGCTCAGCGCGCCTCGGGTCTGGGGTCTCCCGGTCGTGCCGACCACCTCGATCACTGTGGGCACCGCGCTCGTCGGCGCCTACCACGAAGGCGCCACGCTTTGGCGCAAGCCGGGCGTCCGCATCCTGATGTCGGACAGCCACGACGTGAACTTCACGAAGAACATCCTGGTCCTGCTCGCAGAGACCCGGTGCCAGCTGGCGGTCTACGCACCGCCCGCGTTCGTTAAGGTGTCGTAATGACCGGACCAATCTTCATGTGCGTCAAGTGCGCCAAGATGCCGGTGGCAGATCGACCCGCCAACACCGACGGCATCATCATGATCGACGGTAATCTCCTGTGCGTCACGCACCGGGACCTCCACCAGAACGCCGTCCAGAAGGGCGGTACGCCCGGAGGGGGCGGCAGCGGTGCCCGGTAAGAAGTACCGGTCACTCAAGCACCCCAGGGTGTACGAGGCCCTACGCGCCCAAGGCATGTCTAAGAAGAAGGCTGCACGAATCTCGAACGCGGCCTCAGCCAGGCACGGGCGCGGAAGGACCAAAAAGCGATGAGGAGACGTGATCAAATGTCCGAGCCCACACCTCCCCCGGCCGACAACAGCGGCGGCAGTAACCTGGTCTGCGGGCCATGCTACCTCAGCTCGCAGGGCGGCAAGATGACCCCAGCGAGCGTGGTCTTCGCAGGCCAGTCGCTCTGCTTCGACCACATGAACAAGGTGTACGACGCGCTGGAAGCCCAGCCCGACGTCACCCCTCACTAGCGTGACTGAGGATCGGGCGCCCATTCCGCCCAAGCGATATCGGGGGCCAGAAGATGACGACACCAAACCCGAGCCCGGAGCCAGACCCGACGCTGACGCCGTACGCGACCCAGCAACAGGCGATGGATGCGGGGGCGACGGGGACCCCGGAGGAGATCGATGCAGCGCTCCTGTCCGCCCGCGTCGTTATCGACCGGTACACTAGGCACGTCTGGGCACCGACCCAGATTGCGTTCCGCGTGGTCACTGATGACACGGGGACCGCGCGCCTACCGATGCTCTGCTACGGCGTGGACACCGGGATCCTTGACGACGATGGTCACACCTGGATGCCTGACGGCTGGTGGATCATGGCCGGACAGGAGTGGGTCGTTGTCGCTGATGCTGGCACTCGTAACACTCCGGTGCCAATCGCGAGGGCCTGTGCTCGACTGGCTGCGGTCTATTCTCCCGAGCCGTTCACGGCGCAGGCCGACGCTGAGGGTAATCCGATCGGGCGACCCCCCGCCACGACCGAGGCAGATCAGACCGACCCTGGGCCACCGCAAATCCGATCCGGGCAACCGGGGGACCGAACAACAGGAGACGCCGTAGTCGACGCCTGGCTAGAACCCTTCAAGATGAATCGAGTGATGGTGTCATGATCCGTGCGATGATGCTCGTGATCGGCCTACTACTAGCCGCGTTAGTGGGGGCGAGTTCGCCTGCCAATGCCGTTGGCTGCCCGACTGGTTGGGGTTCGCTGCCGAAGGCCAGCGCCTCGACCGCCATCTCGGGCGATCTGGTCGGAGTGAGGGCCGGGGTACAACCCTGCTTCGACCGGCTGGTCCTCGACATCCGGGGTCCGGTTCCCGGCTTCCGGGTCGAGTACAAGAGCGTCATCACCGAGGATCCATCCGGACGCGTCCTAAATGTGCCAGGAGGCGCTCGGCTTTCCGTGGTTGTGTTCGCCCACGGAGAGGTGCGGCCTGCCCTGCCATCGGTGTCGGGATTCCCCGTGTTCCGCTCGGTGGTATGGGCAGGCTCCTTTGAAGGCGTGACCTCGCTGGGTCTCGGGGTGCGTGCGCGCCTCCCGTTCCGCGTGTTTACGCTCACTAACCCGACTCGGGTTGTCGTCGACGTAGCGAGGAGCTGGAACCCCTAATGGCTCGATTTAGTGAGCGTCGCCAGGAGCGGCGCGAGGAGAAGACCACCCAGTCCGAGCCCGTGCAGGTGGACAGCGACGTGGACGTCGACGTCGAACACGACTCGCATGGGCACACTCACACCGACACCGACCGTGACGTGTCGGTGGAGCGCAGCACCGAGATCGATTGGACCATCGACACGGGCGGCGAATCGCCGCATCCGACCCGCGTTTCGAGCGAGGGATACACGCTGCCCTGGCAGCAGCCCGAGTCCAGCTGATGCCCGCGCACATCGCGTGGGAGAACGAGGCCCAGTGGCGCGACGCGGTAGTACGAGCGTTGGATGACTGGGATTCCGGGCTGCGGGCGAACATGGGGCGGCTAGCCGAACTCGCCGAGCGCGAGGCCAAGGCACGCTGTCCGGTCGACACCGGACGGCTGCGAAACGGGGTGCAGACCGACCTGGATACCGGGGAGGCGCATTCCGACGTACAGATGGTTCTGTTCGATGATGTGCCGTATGCACCGTTTGTGGAGTTTGGCACGCGATTTATGCGGGCTCAGCCGTTCCTACGTCCGGGGTTGGCTGCGGCACAGGCGCATTACGAGAGAGAAATGATCCAGGGCTTGAGATGAAAGATGTGTTCGGGATCCTCCTATTTGGTGGGATGATTCTGTACTGCATCTGGTACGCGAGATGGGGGCCGTATTAATGGCACCGAACGTGACACTAGCCGGGGCGATCAAGAGCGTGATCGAGTCGCTCGGCCTCGGCGTGTCCGCGTACCGCGACATGGCTCCACCCAAGGCGGTGTTGCCCTTCTGTGTGATCACCGAAGGGGTAGCCTGGAACGTGGTTCCGATGGGCGACACCGACGTAAGCAGTGAACTGACGATCCGTGAGCAGGTCCAGGTAGACATCTACCAGGGGCTGCGCGCGGCTGATGGTACTAGAACCGAGAACCCCGATCTGGAGGATCTCGTCTGCTTCGCTCTGCAGCAATCGAAGCTACCCACCTGGGTTAGCGTCGTCTATGGAGTGATGATCCTCACACGTTCGACCCAGACCGATCAAGCGCAGACCAATCTGCGCAGAACGATCGTCACGCTTCAAGTGGATCGGCTGCTGGACGCCCCAGCGGCACGTGAGAGGATCCGTAGATGACTACCACAGAAACCCCGGAGCAGCAGGTGGCTACCCCCCTAGCAAGCCAAGGCATCACCAAGGTCTACGCCGTGCAGCACGCACAGATCGCGGCCCTACTCACCGACACGGCCGGTGCAGCCGCCACCTTCGGCGAGTGGTTCGACGTCCCTGGCATCAAGTCGTTCGAGATCAGCGGCGACATGGAGACCAAGGAACTCCGTGGTGACAACCGGCTGATCGACTCGCAGTCGACCATCAAGAAGGTCACGGCGAAGTTCGAGCACGCGAAGCTCTCCCTGATGAACCTCCAGGTCATGCTCGGTGGCGCGGCTCCGGCCTCCGACACCCTGCCCTACGCGGGCATGGGGTGGCAGCTCCCGATCACCGCGTTCCC